CGCCCTGCCGCTGACAGATTGGGGCGTGCCAGCATGGGAGCAACCGAAAGACGATACTGGCAACAAAGACCCGAAAGACATCAGCGACAAAATACAACATGAATATAAAGTTGAGGTCACTTGCGTAAACGAGGGCGAACAGGAACAATTATACAACAAACTCATAAATGAAGGTTACGAATGCCGCATTTTGACATTATAAGACAATCCAACCCACAAAAGACGTTTCGCGTAGCGAGCGTAATGGGTACGTATGATTTGCAAACGAACAATATTCGTGAGCATTTCGTAGGTGACATTGATTTGCCCGAAAAATGGCAAATAGGTCTTATTGTCGGCAATTCGGGCACAGGCAAAACCACGATTGCGCGTGAGTTGTTTCCTGACTCATACGTGACGAATTTTGAGTACACGCACGAATGCTTGCTTGATGATATGCCCGAAAATGCGTCGGTTGCGGATATATGCAAAATTTTGACGAGCGTTGGGTTTTCCTCGGTTCCTTCGTGGTTAAAGTCTTATGACGTATTAAGTAACGGGGAAAAGATGCGCTGCGATTTGGCGCGAGCTATTTTAATGCCGCAAAAGTTGTTTGTGTTTGACGAGTTCACAAGCGTAGTCGATAGAAACGTTGCGAAGATAGGATCATTTGCGATGCAGAAGGCTATTCGAAGGGGGGGCAAGAAAAACAATTTATCGCGGTCACGTGTCATAATGACGTCGAAGACTGGTTATTGCCCGACTGGGTGTTTGATACAAATTCAATGACCTTTCGCCTTTGCGAAGGGCAAAAAAAAAATAGACCAACTTGCAGATTTGACATCTACGAAACAAAGGCAAAATCCTATTATTGGTCAATTTTTGGAAAGTATCATTATTTGAACCACTCGCAGAACAACGCGGCGCGTGTGTTTGTCGGAACGTTGAACGGGAAAGTAGCAGCTTATTTCAGCATATTACCGTTCCCACATCCGATAAAGAAAAACACCTGGAAAGGTCATCGAGCGGTAGTTTTGCCTGACTATCAGGGTATCGGATTGGGCGTTTTGTTGTTTAATTGGGTGGCGCAGAAAATGGTAGACGAAGGTAAAATTTTTATCACGACACAAAGCAATCCAGCTTTGATATATGCATTAAAGAAATCTCCTTTATGGGTGGCAACGCGATACGGCAGGGCGAGTGTCGGAAGTGAAACGGGTAAAATACAAAACAAACATGTCAAAGGATCGACCAGCGCATCGCGTATCACGGCGAGTTTTCAATACATCGGGAAACCAAACAAAAAATAACGCAATTACTTGCGTCAGTTAAAACCAAACGAAATGAGATGATACAACATACGCGATAAACAAGAAAACGCGGCAAATCGCAAGTAATTGACGAATGCTGACACAATTAAAAATGATTGCAATATGGCAGAACAGGAGAAAACCCAGCAACAGCAGAGCCAGCAGGCACTGACACGTCTTGACATTATCCGTATGGGAATGAAACGAGCCCGCTCGGTGAACGAGAAGAAAGAGGGACACCCATACGGAGTGAATAGCGCCGAGGAACTGGAACAGCTCTTTGACGAGTATGTCACGACGATACAGCGTGCGCCTATGTTCATCAGCGTGCGCAAGCAGAGCAGCAAGGGTACAGAGAAGAAAGACGAGAAAGTGGACCGACCTATCACAGAGGCCGGCTTTTGCCTGTTCTGCGGTCATACGGCATCGTGGCTGAAAAACATGACGGATAACCTCAAATCCAAGACCCGTAACAGTCAAGAGGACGAGTTGTTAGAATCAGCAACGCGCATACGTGACGCGATACGTAGCGACCTCATTGACGGAGGCCTGCTGGGTGCTTACCAGAGCAACTTTACGGCACGTGTGCTGGGCCTGGCTGACAAACAGACGCAGGAACAGGTTACACGTCAAATCATCGTCAAGGATGAAGAAGAACGGGACATGGTAAACAACCTACGCAACTCAAACAGGTAACTATTGGTAGAAAATGGCATTTACAAAGGTCTTCCGTAAAACATACAACGCGGTACTCGCACCCGGGCGGCCGCGTTATATCGTCTCACGTGGCGGTACACGTTCAGGTAAGACATTTGCCATTCTGCAGATCCTGGACTTTCTTGTCGAGAAAGACCACGCAGGTGATGTTACCAGTGTTGTTAGTGAGACGCTGCCGCACTTGAAGAAAGGAGCGATACGAGACTTCGAGACGATACGCGGTACGAGCCTGAAAGATGATCCTAATTGGAACGAGAGCGACCACATATACACATATCCCGGTGGTGGCAAGCTGGAGTTTTTTTCGGTAGATACTCCGGGCAAGGTCCAAGGTCCCGGCCGTAAACGTCTCTATGAGAACGAGGCGATACACTTGAAGTATGACACACACCGACAGCTTGCAGTTCGTACAACTGGTGTAATCTTCCTTGACTACAACCCAGAGTGCTCGAGTTGGATCGACGAGAAGATACTGACACGTGATGATGTGCAGGTGCTTGACTCCACGTATCTTGATAACGACTACCTGACCGAGGAACAGGTGCGCGAGATTGAGAGCAACCGTAACGATAGCAACTGGTGGCGCGTTTACGGCCTCGGCCTGACGGGACAGATAGAAGGTCTTATATTTCCGGACATCGTACAGGTGGACGCTCTACCCAAGCCCGAGGAACGTGCTGACGGTATAATTGAGACGTGGGGCCTGGACTATGGTTTCACCAATGACCCGACGGCATTGATACACTGCCTGACGGATAACCGCAAGCGTGAGCTGTGGTTTGACGAGCGGCTGTTCCGGGTTGGTATGTTGAACGAGGATATTGCGGCGGCAATGAAACAGGAGGGTATCGGGCACAGCGTTCGGGTATATGCTGATGCAGCGGAGCCCAAGACGAACGAAACCCTCCGCCGATATGGGTTCAATATCGTAGGCAGCTACAAAGCTACCAAGATAGCGGAGCAGCTGCAAGCGATGAAGGGGTACACAATCTACATCACGAAGCGGAGCCTGAACATGATACGCGAGGGCCGCAGCTATTCCTGGCGTAAGAACCCTGACGGCACGTTCCAGAACGAGCCCTCGGACTTCATGAACCACACAATGGACGCCGCCCGTTATGGTGTGTTCCCCAATATCAAGGTACACCGCGAAAGCCACTCAACAATGAGCCGTACTTAATGTAACGCGGCGCGGACAACGTAAATTCAAAACTTACGCATATATTTGTAATCGCAATACATTGATAACGAATAAAACGTAACAGCATGACACTCCCCGAACTACTTGAACGGATAGCGCATAACGGCTGCCCCGCGTTCGGCTTTCATTATGACATCAGGCAGATGCAGAACGTGACGGCCGATGACTGCCACTTCCCCGCTATATTCATGGAGGAATACTACGGCAGTCGCACGATCAAGGGCAACTTTGGTTCCAAACGTGAACTGACGGTTGAGTTACATTTCCAGCAGCTCGTCCAGATGCAGGGCGTGGCATTGGAACGTGAGCAGGTGCGCGATTGGTTGCGGGAGAATGGCGTGCGTCCGTTCATCGCGGCCTTGAATGAGTACGCAGCGGCCAACGGTTTGGAGCAGGTGGAGGAATACCAGGACGACCCCGAGCCGCCGATGTTTGACGCCAACGCAACGGGCGTTCTTTTGCGCCTGGCGCTCTTAACTCCCTCTTGCTGGGTAATCGTGCCCCCGGAGGTTAAAGACCCCGTAGAGAACAAATAAACGAGATACAATGAGGCTACGCGAATGGAAATATGAGGATGGCGAGTTCACCTACTCCCAGAGGATAGAGCTGGGGCAGGTGTTTCAGGATGACAACCTGTCCGGATATGGCAAGCTCAAACAGGCATGGAAGGTGCTGTACGGGTGGAGTCCGCGTTGGATGAACCCCTGGCGCAGATACAAGGCCTTTGACCGTATGCTGGAAGGTTTGAAGTATTGGATAGACAAGGAACGCAATACGTTACATTATGAGCCTACCGCCGAGGAACACCGGGCCGGGCTGTTGAACCTGAGCCGTGAGGTCGGTGAGTTGGGGACCGTCAAGGCCCTGGCTGAGAAGTTCGGCGTAGATCCTGACATCATACTCACATGGAAGTGGGGCAAGGTGTACGGAATGCTGTATGCCGATATGCGAGAAGCAGAGTATCAGCGGCGTTTGTTTGAACAGTCAAGACGATAATATGGACCTTTACCAGACGATACAGAGCACATTGCTGAATGCGGTTGATGATATCAAGCGCAGGAGCATACAGGCGGGGCAGGTGGCGACAGGGAAGACGCTGCGTGCCCTGGAGGTTCGTATGAAGGCCGAAGGACAGGTTATTATCGGACAGATTTGGGGCCGTCCGTTTACGGGTGCGTTGGAAACCGGCAGCCGACCGGCACGCAGGGAAGGAACACCGGCCAGCCGCCGCGCAATGGTGGAGGACATGAAGGAGTGGTGCGCGATACGTGGACTGACGGCAGGGATGACCGACCAGCAAGCCGAGAACTTCGCACGCTGGCTTTCCTGGTATATCAAGCGGTACGGCACCAAACTCTACCGTCAGGGCGGACGTAAGGATATAATCACCCCGGCCCTGGAATACACCCGCAAGACGCTCGATGAACGCCTGAGCGAGTACTTCGAACAGATGATAACAGAAGACACCAACAATAAATTCTTTGGATAATGGCACAGAATAATATCGTATGGAGGCGCAACGGCACCGATGACATTTTCTACATCAGCGACAGGCTGACGCAGATGCTATATGACGAGCATGCCACGGAGTCAAACATCTTACAGGTATTGACGGCTCATAACGTGGCCAATGACGTGAAGGCGTGGCAGATACCGGCAAACAAAATCCACAAGGCCCACAATTCAATTATATTCCGCAGCTATGCGATCAAGTTCGCCGTAGGTGGGGTGACTCCCCCGGCCGGGGCTCCGTCTGCGATGTTCCAATTTATCTATGACGAGTACACGTTTTTTATCGACATCACGGCCAATGGCTCAAAGGTAGAGCTGGAACTTGCGGACCGCAATGACAACGCCCTGACAACATTAGAGGCTAACGAGTTCAACGGCGTGGCTGACTTCGACGTATCGAGTATCGTGAGTACGCTTTTCGCCAAGGATATGTCAACGGATTATTACCTCGGTAATACCGCCCCGGAACGTAACTGCGTACAGGAGACCTACATGGGCGAGGTGTTCAGGAATAAGGGCGGGTTCTTTCCCGAATATAACGTCAACGTGGATGAAAACTACTTCTACATGATTGTGAATGGTGTGGGGCAGTATCAAGGGGACGAGATTATCCCACGAAGTAATTCCTCGTATAATGTCTTGTTGGGTAGCGGTAAGGTTATCGAGATAGGCGAGAATCAGGGCAAGACCAACGGTTATGTATCGGTTTTGATCCCGTTAGAAGGTACAGATACGACATATAAGGGTCGTACCATGGCGAAAGGTTACGTCTATAACCTCCTGGTCGGGAATGCGGCTGATGCGACACTGGTAAATGCCATGTTACCCACGGGGCAGAAAAACGTGAGCTATACGGGGGTGTCCGAATGTAACGACCTGCTTGTGCGCTGGATTAACAGCCGTGGCGGGTTCGATAGCTTTATATTCAAACGCCGCCAGATCAGGACTATTCAGGTCAAGACAAACCACGTAAGGCGGTCACCATATAGGCGTGATACATTACTTGTTATTCCCGAGATTATGCCGTATGACATAACCGCGTCGCGTGTGCTTTCGGTGGGCCAGATAGTCACGAAAGCAGAGCTGACACGGCTGGAGGATATGGCAATATCACCGTATATCGAGATATTCCGCGCAGGGAACAGTAATGGCGGCAGTTCCTGGGTGCGTGTCTGCATTGAGAAATATGATATGGGGGAGCCGACGGATAAGAACCGTTTTGAATTTACGGCGGACTTCAAATTGCCGGACCTTAACACAACAATGTCATGACCGAGGAAATATACATAGACGGAGTATCTATGGAGTTGGACGCCGCGAAGGTGAACGTACAGCTCATATATCAGTCCCCCGTGCTGACAGACTTTGAGTCCGTGGTGAGCAACCGCACCACACAGGTGACGCTCCCCAGGACGAACCATAACACCGCGGCGGTCGGATATACCGGCACGCAGGCGGCGAGCCTCTTTCCGTACCGCAAGCACAGCGTATTATACAAGCGTGATGGCGTGCAGATATTGGAAGGCACGGCCACGTTATTGGAAGTGACGGCTGACGGCCTGACGTTCTGTTTCACCTGGGGCAATGTCACGGCAGTTAAGGATCTGTTCGACGTGAACCTGCGAGAGCTGGGCGGCTCCAATGAAGTCTATACCCAGTACCCGCCCATATCCGCGGAATATAACTACCGTAGCAAGCTATCCTATGGACAGATGGGGCGCGAGGGCGTAGCGGTCAAGGTGTCGGAGGTTCTGCAACGTATTGAGGACCGCTGCGGTGTGTCGGGCCTTTCGGGGCTCGGCAAATTGGATAAAGCCGGGCGCAAAGATTATGTGCTGGGCTTGACGTCACGTAACGGAGACCTCCAAACACGCCGATTGCAGGGCGTTAATCTGGGATTGCTCGCTACGTCTAATTGGGAGGCTCCTTGGGCGTATATTACCGCGTTAAGGGTACGCGGAGGCAGCGACCCGCACCAATATATGGATAGTCACGGCATAGTGGACCTGACGGGCGTTGAGAAGGTGCGCGTGCGTGTCGGCGGCCGGTTCCGTATCAATTTCGGTTATAACTTCTATCAGCCCGTAACGCCGATAGGCTTGCGTCTTATGTATTACGTCGATGATACGACCGGCTGGAATATAATTCGCAGTTACCAGCTATGTGAGGCTACGTTCGTGGCCAGCCGGACGTATGAGTTCGTGGTGGATTATGACGAAGTGCTCGACTGCTCGAATTGGGATGCTTGCTGCTTATCTGTATTGCTTGATTTCGCGCCCCAGGCAGCAACGCCGCAGGTAACTATCGCCGAGGGTGAGTGGGTTATCATCCCCGATCCTGACAAGGAGGACGAGGTAATATACGGAAGCAGTTTGACCAATACCTACCCCGTGTTTTTCAACCTGCCGGATATGAGCTGCGGTCAGTTCGTGAAAAACCTGCTGTGGCTGCATGGTGCGTTCGCTCATAGCAAGGACGGACGCACGTTAGAGATTATCACGATGAACGACATTCGGGATAACATCAGCCGAGCCGTGGATTGGACGGACAGGCTGGTGTCGTTGCGACCGGCGCAGAAATCCGTGCTTGACGGTACGGCCCAGCGTAACCTATTCCTTTATGCGGCCGCCTCGTATTATGACAACACCATGTACCAGGGCGTGCTGGAGTGTGATGACGAGACGATAACACCCGAGGCACCCTATTGTGAGACGGACCTTGCGATAGCTCCCGAGAACAAGGTGCCCGTGTGGTCGGTGGACGAAAATGACCAATGGCAGTTCGCCGATATGCCGTGCGTCATCATGGCGCAGGATGCAGCCGGGCAGGGACAGTTCTATATGGCGCAAAACTGGAGCAACCTGCTTGCAACCTATTATGAGCAGTTCGCCGAATTGATCCGGCACCCGCAGATATTGAAAGCCGATATTCTGGTCGATACGGCCCTGCTCGCCGCGTTGGATATGGCGGTGCCTGTATATCTCAAACAGACCGGGCGTTATTACATCATACGCACCCTGGCGGTCAAAGGCGCAAAAACGGCAGATGTTGAACTTGTAAGAATATAACGATATGGCAGAAAAGAAGCAAATATTATTGGAGGTCACCGCTAAGATGTCCGATGCGGTGAAGGAGATTGCCAACCTGAACCATGCGATAGCCGACCTGAGGGCCGAGGAATACAAGCTCGGTCAGCAGATGGAGCAGATGGCAAAAGAGGGCCTGACCAACACCGAGGCTTACCGGGCGTTAGAGCAGCAGCTGGTCGTCAATCGAGAGACGCAGAAAGCCTACCGCAAGGAGATACAGAGCCAGAGCCACGAGATACAGAACTCTATTATTGCCGAAGGTAAGTATGCCGAGACATTAAAGGGAAAATCTGCCCTGCTTGCCAACGAAAAGAAAATACTGCGTGAGCTGAAGGTCGCCAACGGTGAACTATCCGAGGAATACAAAGCCCAGGAGAAAAAGGTTGCGGACCTCAACGCCGAGATCCTGGAACTCGAGAAGGCATACGGCACCTACGGCCGTAATGTCGGCAATTATGAAAGTGCATGGGGCGGCATGCTCAACAAGCTCAAAATCGGGTGGGCCGCGTTCATCGCCCTCACGATTAAGGGTATCAAGGAGTTCGGCGAGGACTTCGTGAACATGACGCAGAAGACAGGTGATAGGTGGCGTTTTGAGGTCGCCGGCTGGAAGGACGCCTACGCCGCGTTCATCGTATCGCTCCAGAGGGGTGACGGCTGGAATGAGCTGATAGACAATATCACCAGTGCATACAGCGCCGGTAAGGACTTTGCCCGTATGCTGGACGAGATATTCGAGCGCGAGAACTCATTGCGTATCGAGGAAGCAGCCATATCGGCGGAGAATGAGCAGCTGCGTATTGATATGCGCGACCGCACCAAGTCGGACGAGGAAAGGATCGCCGCAGCCAAGAAATACCTCGAGAATGAGCAGAACCTTGCCGCTATGCGTCAGGATATTGCCAACCAGGAGCGAGATGCTAACAAGGGGCGCTTGCAGGAGCGCACCAAAATGACCGATGCGGAGTTGGACTTCTACGTCAAGGAGTATAATGCCAACAAGGACATTATCCGTCAGGCTATCGCCTACAATAAGGAACTGAAAGAGCAGCAGCAGATAATCGATGCCTCGCAACGTTCGCGTAAGCTCGCCCGCGTAGCTAACAGCGACAAGGGTGCGGAAGGTGCTACGACCACATTGATAGACGAGGCCGAGACACAGGCCCGCGCTCGTATAGCGGAACTCCAGGCGGAAGCCAGCGAGGGCTTAAAGCGGACCGCCGAGATTGCAGCCAAGTATTCGCTCACCAATGACGAACTCGTCACCGCGTATGTAGAAAGTGAGATAAAGGCCCAGACCGTTACCTCGAACATGCTCCAGCATACCGCGAGGGCACAGACACAGATGCACACGCTGGAGGCTGAGCTGACCGCCGACAAAGAACGTGCCGCGGAGAAAGCGGCACAGGAACGTGAGAAGGAAACCGAGAGGGAGCGTAAGAGAACGGAGGATGCACTGAAAGCGCAGGAGAAAGCCCTGACGGGATATGTCGCCACCGTGGGCGCTATCTATGACCAGTTGGCCGACGCACAGCTCAACACCACCGAGAAAGCCGTCAAGGGCGTAAAGCGTCAGTATCAGGAGCAGTCACAGGCCCTGGCCCAGCAGGTACGGTCCGGCATGATGTCATACGAGGAATATATGTATTTGCGTGTAGCCCTCGCCCAGCAAGCCTCGAAGGACATCAAGGCAATCGAGGACGCCGCCCGTGACGAGGCCGAGCAAGCCCAGAAAGAGCAACTGTCGAATGAGGCCCGCGCCCGTAAGGAACAGCTGACCGCCGACCTCCAGATAGCATGGCAGAATGCGGATGAACAGTTCCGCATTAAGAAAGAGTACCTGGAGAGGGAGCTGGAGATCGCGGGACTTACCGCTGACAAGAAAGCCGAGCTGGAACAGCAGCTGACCGAGCTTATCCGTACTCACATGGAGGACCGCGTCAAAATGACGATGGACTATGCGGGTAAATTGGAGCAGGCGTTCACGTCGATTAATACCATAGCCACGAATAAAGGCAAGGAGCGCATACAAGAGGCCGAGGCCGAGAACGAGGCCGAGAAGGAGTCGCTTGACAAACGCCTGAAAGCCGGCATGGTAAGTCAGGCGCAGTATGACAAGCAGGTCGAGAAGCTGGACGCTGACCTCGCCAAGAAAAAGGCCGTAGAGACGCGCAAACAGGCCGAGCGAGACAAGGCCCTGGCATTGTATCAGGCCGCCGTCAATACCGCTACGGCACTTGTCAAGGTGTGGGCCGATGTTCCGACACTCATGGCCCCGGCGTTCGCTACGATCGTGGCCAGTGTGGGAGCCCTCCAAATGGCCGCGATAGCAAGTGAGCCGCTGCCGAAAGCCCGTAAGGGTGGACGTATCGAGGGAGCCAAGCACGAACAGGGTGGCGTGTTGGTAGAGACCGAAGGTGACGAGCGTATCGTAGCAGCTAAGCCCAGCAAGGCGTTCCCCGAACTGCTCAACCTTATAAGCTACATCGGCAAGAATGCAGCCGTCCCCGATTCGGGCTTTGCACAACGGTATTATACCCGAATGGCGCAAGCGCAGCCCACCCCCACAGTCGTGGAGATAGACTATGACCGCCTGGCCAGTTCCGTGGGGCAGCAGGTAGTGGATGCGTTGCGCACCCTCAACCTCACAATATCCCTCAGGGAGTTCCGGGAGGAGGAAAACATTATCGCACGTATGGATGAACTAACAAAGCAGTAATATGAACACCTACGACCTATTGAAGACAATCGAGCCCAAGCGGTTCGCCGAGCTTGTGAGAATTGGTATTATCACCCCAGAGTGGAGGCGCTGGAAATTGGTCTATGAATATTTCCAGGAGTGCCGTGCCAAGATGGGACGCATGGAGGCCTACATCGCGGCTGGTGAGAAATACTATACGTCATCGGATAACGTGCGTAAGATAGTGCGCCGCATGGAGGCGGCCGTGTAGTGTATTGGTATTACAAAAGGACAACACCGAAGTAATAGCATTACATATATTTGCAAGCAGAGAGGCAAAATAAGCCCGCCTGCTTGCATTTTTTATTGCGTCCCGTGAGAGTGTAAGGGCGAGACAAGAAAACCGTGCAGAGGGCAAAACAACCGACAAATTTCAAGTGATATGATAGAGATTAGATTACACGAGGTTATCGACAGCAAGAGCAGCGAGTGGTTCTATGAGTGGTTCGGCATGGATAAGCCGTTCTCCCTCGACACTTTGCAGGAAATCATGGACCAGAACCCCGGTGAGGGTTTGAAGTTCCAAATACACTGCAATGGTGGTTCTTGCAGCGAAGGTTTCGCTATTTATGACGCATTGCGCACGTCAGGCCGCGAGATAGCTTGCAACGTAGAGGGCGATTGTCACTCAATGGCGATTGTGATTCTGCTGGCCGCACCAAAGGACAAGCGCACCGCGAACCCCAATACCTCATTCCTCATACATGAAGTAAGCGGTGGTGTAAGCGGTAACACGTCAGCCGTGGAGGCTTACGCCGAGGCTATGCGTAGCGACCAGAACCGCATACTTGACATTTACGCTGACCGCACCGGGGAGAACCGCGAAGAGCTGGAGCGGATCATGAAGGAGGAAAAGACCAGAACCGCGCAGTTCATGCTGGAGCATGGTTTCCTCGGTGCAATTAACGAGTACAACACCAACCAAAAAAAGAATAATATGTTTAATTGGAAAGAAGCATTGAACAACCTCCTGCATCAGGCCGAGAAGGAGGACAACGCCGGACAGGGCGCACAGGCCCAGCCCGTCAACGAGATCGAGACCCTTAACAACCGCGTTAAGGACCTGGAAGCCGACAAGAACAACTTGCAGGCTCAGGTAAACACACTGACAACCGAGCGCGACAACGCAGTCGCAGAACGTGATGCGAATGCCGAGCAGGTGAAAACCCTGACAGCAGAGCGCGACAACTTGCAGACCCAGCTCAACGATGCCAACGACACACTCGGCAAGCAGGCCGACGAGATCAAGGACCTTAAGAGCCAGCTCGGCAGTAACTTTCAGCCCGGCAACCGCCTGAATGGACAGGGAGCCCAGGAGGGTAAGCAGTCCACCAAGAAGACAGCTGACGAGCAGCTCCAGGTGTGCCGCGAGAAAATGGGCTGGACAGACAAGAAGTAATAACCAACAAACAAACGAAAAGGAATATGGCAAACACAAGTGGAACTATCGAACTTGACCTTTCAAAGTTCTCGTTCGGAGCGGAGGAAATCCGCAACATCAATAAGCTGGTGTATGAGGGTATCGAGAGACTGCCCGAAATCTCAGCTATTCACCAGATGTGGGGCGGCATTATCTATGACAAGGAGGTCGGCTTTATCACCGAGGGCGGCCTTGTAGGTAAGAAGGGCCAGGGCTGTAACCCCACCCCGCAGGATTGGAATATCGGCACCCGCAAGGTGCTGTGGAAGCCCAGAGAGTGGCAGGTTGAGCTGGCCGAGTGCGCGGAAGACCTCAAGAACACAATGGTGGTCTATTCTATGCGTACCGGCACCGACATAGACAACCTGGAGGACACCGACTACATGAACATTGTAGCCGAGGTGCTGATCGCTGCAGTGTATAAGATGCTGTACCGCATTATCTGGATGAACGACACCGACGCTGAGAACGTAGACTTCGAGACCCTCGCAGTCGCAGCCGTAGCCAGCCTGACCGCCGTTCCCACCGCAGCCGCAACAGAGCAGACCACAGGCGAGGCTCTGGTTGGCACCGTCTATGAGGTAAGCACAGCTGCTAACAAGGTGAAGTGCTCACTCGCTGACGGCACCGTCATTTACCTGTCACCTACCGCCGCTACCGGAACCGCCGTTGACGGTCACACTTATTACTCGAAGGACACCGAGAATAAGACCACCCCGATTGAGGGTACCGTCTACATGGGTGTTGCCAAGGGCACACTCGGAGCGCAGAAGTGCACCCTGTCAAACGGCACAATCGTCTATCTGGCCGCTGATGCAGCTACCGGCGTAGCCCAGAGCGGCAAGACCTACTACTCCAAGACCGGCGCCACCCTCGACGTGAACGGCGGCGGTATCATCACCGATGGCGTAGATACCGAGTACTTCGACATCATCGACGGTTTGTTCAAGCAGCTCCGCGGTTATGTAGCCGAGAACGACCGCCGCGGTTATGTCATCACAGCCAACTCACAGGCCAGCAAGGAGGCCCAGATGTCACAGATGACACCCGAGGCCGCCTATGCTCTCCTGACCGGTATGTGGTACAAGGCCCCGATGAAGCTGCGTAACATGAAGGCTGACAAAAACGTAGAGAACCGTCCCAAGTTCCTCGTTACTCAGTCAATCGCAGACGCATACGAGCAGTACCTGGTAGGCAAGAACATCGCACCTACCTACGTGAACCTCGTGGAGGGCGTGCAGGTGCTGTCAATCCTCGGAGTACCCGTAGTTCCCATGCCTATCTGGGACGAGATGATCCAGTCGTTCAACGACCTCGGTGACACTTACTACAAGCCTCACCGCGCCCTGCTGACCACCAAGTCAGTCCTTGCCGTTGGTTCACCCACTCAGGGCCAGCTGTTCGGCGAGTTGAAGATATGGTATAATGTGGACGAGGAAAAGACCAAGATCCGCATTAAGGACAAGATCGACGCAGAGATCGCTAACCCCGACCACTTCATCTACGCAGAGTAAACACAGGGGACAGGGGCGGTCATGGTATAGCCGCAGCTGCCCCGCCCTGTTATTTGTATAACCTTTAAAAACGAACAATATGCTTGATTGCGCAAAACTCAACAAGAACAACACGCTCGGTTCCTGCCGTCAGGGTAGCGGAAGGCTGGCTAATAGCGTTATCGCTATTAACTGGTCCGATTGGGTAGCAGCAGAAGCCGCGAGTGACATCACCGAGGCCAGCAGCGTTATATCTGCAATCGCACTCGAGACCGGCGCTTATGGCTACCGCCTCACCAGCAAGGAGAAGGGCATCGTGGGTTCTTATTCAATGAATAAGGGCACCTATGGCAATAGCATGGTGCATCAGCTCGTCATTAATGCTTTCGACCGCACCCAGGACAACAAGAACACGATGAACAAGCTGCTGCATGGCCGCTACGTGTTTATCGTGGAGCATGTGGACCTGAACAGCAACGATACCGTGTATGAGGTCTACGGACGTCAGTGCGGTATGACTTGCAGTGCCCTGGATAGCGACAGCAGCAATGCTGACGGCGTTATCGCAGCTATCACAATGGCAAGTGACGATGACGCCCGCGAGAGCGAGGTTCCGACCAGTATCTATACGACCAGTCTCGCAGCTACTAGGACAATGGTAGAGGCCCTGGTTTCATCGAACTAACGCAATGTTACTCGACGAATATAGACAGCGTTACAATGGAATGAGTGCCGCCGATGTGCGCGGCCTCATTTCTACTTCATCCGAGTTCCGCAAGGAAACGGAAGACTTATACGTAGGTATCTACCACCAGAAGCTGAACAAGTCGTGCGGTGACTGCTGGCTGGATGCTTACATACTCTTAATGAAAGGAAACCCCGAAAAATTAAAAGCTATGGCAGAGAAACGATTTGACCTGCGTGCCGGAGCGGTGCTGATAGACCCCCTGGGTGATCCCAAGAAGACCATCACACGCCTGAACATGACAGATGAACTCGCGCTGTATCACCTGCGCACTCACCCCGATTGTGCAAGGCTGTTCAGCGTATTGCCCGAGGGTTGGGAACAGGAGGCCGTTGAGAGCGGTATCGAGGACGAGCGCAAGAATGCTCCCGCACCTGCCCCCAGCGAGCCCGCAGAAGGCACCCAAGCGCCCAAGAGGAACCGCAGAAGTTCCGGGGGTGGTAACACTAACAAGAACGCAAAAAAAGCCGCCACAGGCGAGCAGAACTAACCGTAAAGCTAAACGCAATGAGACTCGACGCCCTGAAGACTGAAAAGCCTGTCCGTGTCAATAACGACAGGATATATCACATACAGACATTCGGCAAGCAGAATGACTACCCCCAGAAGGTTATGGAGGTAGTGAATGCCAGTATAACCGGCAGCGCGTGTGTTGATCAATACGGCAAGTTCATATTCGGGCGCGGCTTCCGTCAGCGTGACTTTTACCAGGCAATAGTCAATGAGCGAGGCGACAGGGCTGACGATGTCCTGGACGCCGCCGCTCGTGACTACGCCCAGTTCGGCGGATTCGCGCTACATGTGAATTGGAATGCGCTGTATGAGATTACCAGCGTAGCCCATGTTCCGTTTGAGTGGCTGCGATTCCAGGAGCTGAACGATAACTATGACTTTGACAAAATCGCACTTCACAAGGACTGGGGCAGACGATACAGCAACCTGCGCCGATTCCAGCAGAAGGACATTATATGGTTTGACTTTTTCAACCCCGATCCCGAGGTGATACGTGAGCAGGTGAAAGCCGCCGGAGGTTGGCAGCAGTGGACCGGGCAGATATTCTATTTCTCGCGTCGTGGTCCCAAGAGCTACCCCCTGCCGATATTCGACAGTGCCCTCACGGATATGTCATCGGAGGCAGGACTGAGCAACCTTGCATATCGTAACATACGCAATAACTTCCAGCCGGCCGGTATGTTCATAGACCACTGCAATGGTGAGAACAGCAAAGAGCAGGCCGAGGAACGCAAGCAGGAGCTGGCCGCCTACCAGGGTGACACGGCTGCCGGCAAGATCATGTACGTTAACCTGGAGGACGGCGACATTGAACCCGTATTTAAGCCGTGGGAGACCAACAACACCGACAAGAAGTTCACCCAGTCGGACGAGAAGGTCCCCGACCGTATCGGTGCCGCGTTCTGCCAGCCGCCTATCTTACGCGCTAAGGACGTGGGTGCCAATTTCGGCGCTACGGCTATGAAGGAGGCGTACGAATACTACAACAGCCAAACCGAGACCGAGCGCCTGGTTATGGAGCGTGCTATGCACGAGGTATTCCAATATATGCGCGGTATTGGTACCCTTAACCCTGACAATGACTATTCAATCCTGCCAAAGGTGTATGAGGTAAACCAGACCCTCGCGGAGCGTCTGGGTGATAACACGGACAAGGTGCTGGAGCTGCTGTTCGACGAGAGCAAGAGCGAGAAGGCCAAGACCGTGGTGCTGGCTAAGTTGTACGGCCTGACCGATGAAGACATACAGGAACTTATAGAAGGAACACGGATATGATTATAACGATTGAAGACATACGCAAGTACCGCGAGATAGCAAGTAATATCCAGCCCGGTAAGGTTGACAATTACGTGCGTGAGACCGAGGAACTTGACATCATCCCGGTTCTGGGCGTTGATGAATACGACCGATTGAATGCCGGCGGCCAGAGTTTCGTATTGGGTGCCGGAGTGCTGGGTAAAGGAGCGCTCGGAGGTACCGAGCTGACGGACGAAGAAAGTATGTTGCTCAACGGCGGTCAGTATATAGACCAGCGCGGATGCAAACAGCGGTTCGCCGGGTTGAAAGCCGCCGAAAGCTATATCGTGTATTCGCGCCTGATACGTAATCACCCACTCCAGGTAACCCCTTATGGCGTGGTAGTCAAGGAGGGCGACGACAGCAGCCCGGCCAGCGCCCAGAGCATAAACGCTGTGAGCAAGGACAGCGAGAAAATAGGCCGTCAGTACTTG